CCTCAGTAAGCTCGTCTGTTGATGTAGGATTAACTTCTGCACCTGCTTCGATTCCTGCGAGTTTAGTAGCATCGGCTGATGGATAGCTATTCTTTGCTGTATTAGCTGTAATCGCATCAGCTTGAGTGGTCGTGATACCAACTTTAGCATTGTTTGTTTGAATGTCAGTAGCTTGTTGTGTAGTGATTCCTACTTTGGCTGTGTTATTTGCTACATCAGAATTTGCCGATACTCTCGCATCAGTAAAGTACAGGTTTGATGTGCCCTCTGAAACATCATCAGTATTAAGCACTACTGCACCTGTTTGGGTGTTAACAGATGTAACTGCGTCAGTAGGTATTGTCAATGTTTCCCACGACTCATTTTTACGGACATAAGCATCGCCATCATTAGGTGCTTCGGGAAAAGATACTTTTGCAGAGTTGGTGTTGATAGCACTCGCCTGTTGTGTGGTAATGCCTGTCTTTGCTGTATTGGCGGCTACTGCGCTATTAGATTCTACACGAGCATCTGTGTAATATAAGTTTGTAGAACCTTCGCTTAATTCATCGGTGCTTGTTGGATTCACTTCTGCACCACTTTCTATACCTGCTAATTTTGTACTACTCGCACTATCAAAGCTAATCTTATCGTTATTTGTAGCTACGTTTGATTCTAAGGTGTCTAAATCGACAGCTTGTGTTACTGTGATATGCCCTACCTTAGTCGCATCAGAAGAGGGGTAAGTGTTTTTAAGGGTGTTAGCTGCTACGCTTGTATTTGCGCTTACACGAGCTTCCGTATAGTATAGGTTAGTTCCTTCACTTAAATCACTTGTGCTTTTTTGTGATAAATCTAAATTAGAGCCAGTTTGAGCATCTACTCTCGCATCAGCACGAGCTTCCGTGTAATATAGATTAGTAGAGCCTTCACTTATATCGTCTGTATCTAAGACTACATCGCCTGTCTGTGTATTTACGCTTGTAACAGTATCAAGTTCTGTGCTATCTACATAATCTTTTACTGCTGCTGTAGTAGGTATTGAATTGTCATTGTCGTTATTTGCTATTCCATCAGCCTCATCTACAAACTTAGTAATTGTGATGTCTTCTCCAGTATCTTTGAGTGAGCCAAACTCAGCAGTGCCAGTAACCTTTATAGAGCCATCAGTATTTATAAATACGCCTGTTTGATTACCATCGCCATCAGTAATTTCTACCTGACCTGTAATCTCAGCGTTATCAAGGGTTTTTAGTAATCCCTTGAAAGTATCTTTTATCTTCTTGTTATTTAGTGTAGCCAATGTTCTCTGTTGGTTTTACTTGTTTAACTCTTTTTTCTAAATACTTCTTTAACTTTACTATGTTGCCCTCTTTAGGCTTGTACTTACTTATAGATTCCATCCGTGAAATAATACGTCTTTATCTGGGTAAATATCCTCATTATTGTTAGTATAATACTCTGGGAACTTCTCATCTGCGTGGAAGCTCATATAGTCTATAAAACGCTGAGTATAGTATTCTGCATAATCACGTTCTCTGTTAATTAGTAGGTCAACCTCTTCTTTACTGGCGATTGAACTATTCTCAGAGTTGTGCTTATATACGCCACCATTAGCGATTGTGTACGCTGCAAATGGAAGGTACTCAGCCATAGCATAGTGAATAAGCATAGGTTGAATGTAATCGTTTATAAGTGCTAAGTAATCACCAGTTAAATTACCATCAATAATATCCTGACTAATCTTATCGTATAAGTCAGTACCCATATAGTTTCTAACGTGAATCTCTTGAGCTATGTGTATGAACTGAATAAACTTATCAGTGTCCACCGAACCATTAAGTGCGGTGTTCTTTACAAGGTCAGCTCTCTTTATAAATAGTGCAGTTGCCATATTATTCTTCTTCTTCTATTTGAGGTTCTTCATCAACTTGGTCTTTCTTAACACCAGTTTCTTTTTCTATTTCACTCTCAGATATAGCATTCGTTAGGTCAGTAAACTCAAGTGGCTGTAATGTCTTGAAATAGATGTCCAATTCAATTCCGTTATACATAAGCACTTTCTCTAACTCATCTAAGATTGTTACTTGCATAGGGCGAATAACAGTGTTATCCATAAGTACAGAAGCCGTTTGGAGCTCTTCTGCGTTGTTTCCAAGACCAGTTGAATCTTTGATACCAACGAGCATAGGAGAGACGATTCTGTGCGATACCATTACCTTACGCATAGATTCATCAGACAAGAACTGATACTGCTGGTGAGCGTCAGATAACTGTACAGGCTCTATTGTAGCTGCAAGTTCTTTAGAGTCATTAAACGCCAAGATAAATCTACCTGCGTTAGAACTACCGCTAAACTTCTCTACGATACTTCTCTCAATCATTTCCCTCTGCTCATCTGGCGGTACTCCGTTATTGAAGTTGATAAGCATAGAAGGAGCGAGTCCGTTCTGAATGTTATTGATGTGGTAGTTTGCCACCTCTTCCTCAAGCTCTGCATACTGTAATCCACCCTGATAATCTACTGGCGAATAGTATTTGTAACCAGCACGATAAGGCTTAATATAAAGAATTTCAAGTGGCGACTTAGATTTGCCGAAAGCAGGTATTCTCTTTAGCTTATCAGACTGCTTGTACTCCTCCCAATTAGAGTGATAGAAATAAGCCTCTATCTCGCCTTTTGAATTGCACTTCTCGGCTCTAAGTGTCTCTACAGGCATATGCTCAACTTGAGCAATCTTCTTTCTGTCTTTGGTGTATATAATCTGAAGTGCAGCTTGACCCATCATCTTGTAGTCGTAGCAAATCTTCTTCATACAGTCTTTAGTGAAGAGCTCTTTCATCTCGTCATACTGACTTTGATTCTTATCGCCATCAGTAGCATCAAGTCCTTTACCGTAAATCATTTCTGCAATACCGTTGATTGCAGCATTATTTGTTGGTGAGCCATTGTACCTATCAATTAGGTATTCAAAGTAGTTGTTATCATCGCCATAAGAAACCCAGTCTTGATTACTGTACTCCTTAATGTCAGGGCGTGAATACGACTCTAAGTTTACGATGTGTATTTTACCATCTTTTGCTTGAGGCATAGTTCTTCTATTTGTATTTCTTCTTGACTTACTCATACTGTTATATATTCATTGTTGTAGCTTTGTTCGACTACATAATCGTCTTTGTGTACATCAAACTTATCGTAGTCTGTTTGGTTGGTACAAAATAATACTCCTTTGTATAACTCTCCACTACTATCAATTAACTTAATACCATAGTATTCGTTTTCTCTAAAGCTGAATTGACCTGATACTGTGGAGAATGGGTCGCCATAATTAAACACAACTTGAGGGTCTGTATTCCAGTTTTGGTCAACCTCATTAAAGAACACATCTGCTGTTTGCCAGTAATACGGAGAGCTATAGTTTATCTCTCTTCTGGAAGACTTGTCGTAAATGCGAATAGTAACTTGACTAACATTCTGTCGTCTCGGTATAACACGAATAGTTTGTGAGTCAGTAGATGTTGTTACAACGTGCATTATAGTATTACATATTCGTTATCGTAACTTGTTTCGGATGTATAATCGCCATCCTGTACAAAGAACTTCTCTCCGTCAGTTTGGTCTGTACAGAATATAAGCCCTCTATATATAACCTCGCTACCATCTTTTACTTCAAATGAGTAAGACCTATTCTCCACAAGAGAGAAAGAGCCTGATAGTATCATAAAAGGGTCAGATGACGTTTTAGATACAGATACAGTAGATGTGGTAAATTGTGTTTTATCTGTCAGCTCAAGAGTAACAGAACTCGCATCTTGTCGAGGTACTATTTTTAGTTGTTGAGCTGCAATAGATGTAGTTAATAAGTGCATACTAAAGTAACGAAAATGTTCCTTTTTGTTTTTGGCGCATAAAAAAATAGGGGATGAAAACACCCCCTATCAGATTCATAACCCTATTGAATTTATGAAGGGTCTCTTTGAGTTGACTCAGAAGCAGTAGCACTTGACATACCTGCAAATGGGTCTGTATCAGTACCACCATCAACGAATGAAGGCATACGGAGTTCGTTTGCAGTTAGTGTAAGTGTATATCCGTTCAAATCACCCATAGCAGTACCAGTAACAGCAGTACCACCAGTAACATCAGCACCATTCTCAGCACCAACTAATAAGAACTTATCATCGAATGTTTGTACAACAACGTGAGGGCGACCATACGCCATCAACTTCAATTCTTTGTTATCCTCTTTAGTCAGTTTGAATAAGGTCATATTTACGACTTGCTCGAAGAATGTAGTTCCGTTCTCAAGAGAAGACGTAATGTTAGTTTCAAGGGAAGAGTTACCTTTGACATCGTAAGAGTGGTAAGTGAAAGTTCCTGTCATATCAGTGATTTCATCGCTACTACCAAATGTTAGCGAACCTAAATCACCAAAGTCAACAAAGTGAATTTTCTTAATACCACCAACGGCATCTTTACAAGGTCTTAATCTTCCGCCAGTTAAATCACAAGCCATATTATAAGTATTAAAAAGGGGGTGGGTTTAGCACCCCCATATTAGACGATTAATTATTAGGTGTAAAGAACGATGTCAGAACCGATACCATATTGGACACCAGCAGTGAATCGCATTACGATACGAACATTTTGACTTCCGTCAAGGTCAGCCATATCAATAACTTTAACCTCGTTGTGGTCTGCTAATAGACCAGTACCAAAGTACAAGTTAGATGTTTCCGCAGCTACAGCATCATTATCAGCAAGACCGTTAGCAACAAACAAAGGAATACCTTGAAAGTTCATCTCAGTTTTACCAACGTGATACAAGTCACGATATCCTAAAGCAGCTTGTGCAGATACATAAGCCTTAGCGATGTTTGAAGAAACGTAGATTTTCAAATCTTCTTTTCCGTAAACAGCAGAAGGAATTGCATCAACGATTTTCCCAAGCTCAGCGATTACGTTAGCAGAAGTAACAGTAGTACCTGTAACGTCTACAACATCACCGTCAGCAGCTAACAAAGTAGCAAGACCGTCAAACTCACCAGCAGTGGCGTCAGTACCTTGCCAGATGTTTTGCTCAGTTTGCTCTGCAACTTTAGCAGCAACGTGACCGATTAGGAAATCAGCGAATTTAGGAGGTAGGTTGTCATAGGCAGAATAACCCATTTGAACAGCTTCCCAGTCAGAACGGAAATCCTTCTTACAAAGCTCAAGGTTTACTTGAAACTCTTCAGGTTGGAGAATACGCTCTGTCAAAGTCAAAGAACCAGCATCAGTAAAATCACAAGAAGCGTTTCCAATAAGACCGCTTGTCGCAACTTTCTTTACAACTTCTTTGTACTTTACATTAGGCTTTACAGTAATACCGCCATTTGCGATTGTATTACCGCTTAATAGAGCAGCAGAGATGTACTTTCCAGCAAACTCTCCTGCATATGTAGTAGTAATTGATGGAGTTGGCATAATTTAATTTTAATTTAGTTTATTTTGGACATTACTCGGTCAAGTGTCGAAAGAGGGCGATTTTGACCGAACTTAAAGCCCTCGTTTTTTTGTTGTTTTTCTTCTGGATTGTGTGCAATAGGCTCAACTGCTGGTTCAGCAGATAGCTTTTCAATTTGTGCACTCAATTCAGCTTTTTCTTCTTCGTAAGATTCTTTTTCCTTACCCATTTCACCTTTCATTGACTCAATCATATCCTTGAGTTCAGCGATTTTAGAATCGAATTCGGACTTAGAAACATATTTTTCTTCTTCTAACTCTTCTTCTTCTTCAACTTCTTCTTCTTCTTCCTCAGCTTCTTTTTCAGCTTCGTCTTCTTCAGCAAGTTGTTGTTCGGTAGATTCGTCAGATAGTTCAGTAGCCTCTTCAGCTACTTCGTCTTCAGACAATACGACTTCTTCCTTGACTTCAACTTCAGGAGCAACTTCTTCAGCAGATACTTCTACGTTCTCTACTTCTTCTTTTACCTCTTCGGAATTAATCATAGAAAGTTTCTGCATAATGTCTTTTAATATAAGAGTTGCTTTACCTTCCATAATAAAAATTTAACTTTAAAGTGTATAATAATAACTAATAATAATTCCTCTGTTAGATTTTGCCTACACCCTGTGCCCTTAATGTACCGTCACAGCACTTTCGTGAGTAGGTTCTACCGTTTTTGCAGAGACAACCACGTCTTGAATTGCGTGGAGATGTTCTGCTTGGTGTTTCTTCTGTTCTTTTCATTTCTTACTGCTTTTAGGGTGTTTCTTTGGTAATAGGTCGTAATCTGTTGTGTATTTGGCGTTTTGAGGTCTGCCATTCTTTAGTAGGTATATATAAGCGTTAACTCTCGCTTGACCCCACTGTTCAGCAGACTTTACCATTGGACTATGTGATGTTTGAAATGCGCCAACACCACGCTGATATACAGATTTAAGTTGACCTACAGTTGTTCCGTAACCGAGTTTAGATTTATACTTCTCGTTGAAGTCACTTGCTTTAGTTTGTAGTGACTTTAGCACTCTGGCTGGAACAGATACTCCCCTTCCCTTCCCAGCAGCTCCTTTTGGATTGCGTTTGCTACCTCTCTTTGGAGCAGGGTTTTTAGTATCGGAATTTGGTGCTTTCGGGCTTCTAATAATTCTTCCTTTGTCATCGTACTTTGCTAATTTATGTTCTTTGCAAGGCATATACCAAGTCTCACCATCTACATCGTGAGTATGATATCCTTCGCAACCAATATCCTTTGCAATTCTTAATGCTTCCTCTTTTGAATCATAGGCGAGTCTCCCATCAATCTCTTTAGATGCTAAATCTAACTTAGATTCCTGAGAGTTTATCTCATCGAGTTTACCTTCTGCCCAACGGATTCCTTCTTCGCCTCCCCAAGCATCCCATAGAAGACCACCACAACCTTTATTGTATGGTTCGTCTTTCTTTTTCTCAAATCTATTGTAAGATGCCATCTCTGATATCAAACAACGAGATAATGGCTTACCATCAGCTAATAGTTTGGCGAATTGCCACGCTTGAGGTGTTCCGCATCTCGGTTTATTGCTGTCATAGTATGCAAGAGCCTTTCTGGCGTTCTTTCTTGCAGCAGTTGGGTAATCTTTATATGTTTTATCGTACAAACCGAGTTCAAGCTCCTCAGATAGCTCGTGACAGTCGCAATTAAGCTCTAATTCGCCTAATTCACGCAGTTTAGACCTACTCCAGCCTAAAGCTGCCTTACCACCCCATAAAAGGTATGAAATTGTACCACAAGCCTTAGAATCGCTTGGGTCATAGTATTCGGCAGCTCTTGACAAGTAAGAATACATCCTCTTTATCGTGGACACACTGAGTTTTTCACCCCTACTGAGCTGTTGGGCTCTTACTTTCCCCACAGAGGTGGCGCACTTATTGTTTACCTTCTTATTTAGCTCAATACCACGCTTTGCGTTATTTCTAACGCCACTTCCGTAGTCTCCGTATGTAGCTAATTCGTATTTATCGCCAAGAATTACGATACCAACCTCTAAAAGTATTTGCTTAGCTTCGTTGTCTTCTTCTAAGTTAGCTATTTGAGACATAGCAACCTCATCAGTGAAGTAACCTTCAATAGAGAAGCCTTTTACTTTACCAGATTTAACATAATCATCCCAAACTTCGTCATTGTTGACCTTCATAGATACCATCCAAGTGCCTACAGGCATATCTAAACCGTATTTACGGCTCTTGTCGTGCACTTTATCCTCTACAATCCACGATTCTACCACAGACAGTCCGTTAAGCTCTGCTTGGTGCTCTAAAGTGCTTTTATTTTGATTACCACGCATCAAAAATAGCTCTGACGCTTTGCGTACAGTGTCTTCTGAGAAGTAAATGTAGTATTCATCCTCGCCATTACGTCTGTAGATGTTCTTATTAGGGATTAGTGCTGCACCCATAAGAATCTTTTTCTCTTTATCTACTTCGGCAAGTTTTACTTCTTTCTCTTCGGATAGGGCGATAAAATGCTCTTCTATCGCTGGTTTCTCTACTATTGAAATGGCATCTATGCCAGAGAACAATCCTTCTTCGTCTATAAAAAG